AGATTTATATATTGCTTTCCTTTGTTCGCTTTGTCGGCTTAGCATCGAATGGAAGCCATCCCGGAAGTCATGAATGATTCCGCATTCTTTGCCGTCAAATGGCCTTAGCACACGCCCGGTTGACTGAATTGCCTTGCGCTTAGACTTCCCGCATCCTGCCATTATTATTGAGCCAGCAATCGGCGCATCAAATCCTTCTTCAATTGCGGATGTCCCAATCATGCAAAGCAACTCACCGTCCCGGAATCTTTTAATTGTATCAGCCCGCCGGGCTTTTCCTATCTTAGAATAAACCATTTCAGATCCCGGAATCATTTTTAGAAGTCTTTGCCCATGTTCAATTGATCCAATTAAAACAATTGTATGTTGTCCGGAGGCAATTAAATCATTTGCAAGCATTGTGATTTTAAAATCCCTTTGAACGTTTTCCCAAATTCCAATCCTTTGCGCTGCTTGCCATCGGCATTGATTCTCTTGCTTTCTTTTGCCCTCATCAGTTCTAAACATCCAAGGCATTTTCTTCATTCGCTTATTTATTAATTCATCAGATTCAGAATTAATTGCCTCCCGGATTCCATCGCTTTTAATTTTATGCCAAATCACTTTGGCTTTAGCAAGATGCCCATCCTCAACCAATTGTCCGCGCTCGATTGTATGAACCGAATCTGAGAACAAATAAGCAATCATCCCGTCCCGGTCTGAGTCTCCATTAAATGGAGTTGCTGACAATCCCCACCGGGCAGACTTTGCTTGCTTAATCTTATCAGCCCAGCTATTAGCTGCCGCCCTGTGGCATTCATCCACAATTAATAAGTCTGGGAATGTTCCCATTGGCGCACCTGCCGCGCAATAGATTTGCAGATGCGCCTTTTCTTTTATTATCGGGAATCGGTTACACGCTGTTTGCATTTGCTCAACTTGCTCCAAGGTATTAACCATGATTTCAATCTGAGCAATTCCTTGACGTTTAGACAAACAAAAAGCCAGAGCAGATGCCGCAATGTGCGTTTTACCTGCTCCGGCTGGTGCTTGAAGAATACCCCGCTTGCTTTTACTTAGAAAAGAAATTGCCTGCTGCTGATATTCTCTTTGTTCCATTTCACCAAGGTGATTCTATTTCTTCCGATTGCTTTGAATCGCTTGCCCCTTCTTTAAATAAGATATGGCTTTTGTCATAAATGAATCCAGTGAACCCGATCTCTGGCCAACGCTTTGTTGGATCATTTCGGTCTGGAGTCATATCAACTTGAGCGACAAACTTTTTGTCTTTTACCAAATCAAAGAATGCTTCCGCATCTTCCGAATCCAATTGATCACGGAAGATTTGAACACCGCATGATTTGAGGAACATAAAGATTAATGCCCGCGCCTTATATTCAGAAGTTGGCAATGCCAAGTCTCCCCAAAAGAATGTCTTGCGCATCGATGCCCCATCCTTTGTTGAAAATGTACATTCAAATAAGTCTGTGCCGTCCCGATGGTTGACTTTATGAGATACATTTGAAGTTTTAAACTCATATTGACCAGCCTCAGTAATGTAACTGTTGCCTGTTGAGTTTGCGTCTGCGTCTGTTGCGATATATTTTGCCATGATTTTTTTAGTATGCTTTGATTTCTTCCCAGACTTTAATGCCGGGTATTGTTATGGTGTGTTTTAGTGCTTCCCGGATTTTTGAATCATCCGCTTTAAAAAGATCCGGCCGCGCTGCCATTAACTCGGCCTCACTTTCGATCTTGAACTTTATTGCTTTGCGAACCTTTAAACCTTTGACCGCATCATGCTTTGATTCGGCCTCTTGTCTTAATCGCAGAATCTTAGTTTGCGCATCTTCATCAATCTTAGCAATTGAATCTGAATTATTAAATGCAGCTTGAGCGGCCTCACTTAATATTTTGCATTCCTCAATTCTTGTTATTTTATCGGCAGCAATTTTCTTATCACGTTCAACTATTTGAAACGCTCCAAGTAATTTTGCAATCCGGGTTTCTTCTTCTTTTACTTCTGCAATAAACTCTTTGGCAATTGTATCAATCGTTTTTCCGAATTTAAGAATTGGAGCTTTTGCCGCCTTTCTTGATTCTTCAATTTCACTAATTAAATGCCGCAATGATCTTTGACTTGCTGCAACCATCGTTGCTTCAAATCCGTCAGTCACTGTTAACATTGTTTTTGAATTATTGAGCAAAGATGTCTTAACGTCATAAGCCTCCGGAATAATTGAGATTTCCATTTCACCAACCTTTGGTTTCAAGATTAAATTACTCATGCTCATCCTTCCAATTAATGTTTCCAATTGCCTTTTGAAAAGATGGAAAATCCATTTCCATTCTTTGCTGAAGATCATCTGGCAAATCTCGCCATGTTTGGTCAAGATCGATATCAATTTTGCCCTTCACAGTCCAATAGTCATTTGATTTTTGTTCAATATCGGCATCCCTTATTAAACTTTCAAGATATGGCCTTTCATTTTTTGGATTCTTATTTTCCGCAACTTCAATAACTTCATTGATTGTTGTTTTTGGAATTTCAATTGTAGTTGAATCTGCAACATCAATTTCTTCCGGAACATAAACGCCTTGAACAATTTCTGGCGCAATCGCTCTCAGTGTTTCTGAGACGCATCTTGCCCGCAACATTGCAGCAGGTGTTTTATCCCATGCCGATCCCTTGCGAACTAATCCGGCCTTGCGGGCATCTTCCATTGAAAATGAAGCATTAGTGTTTTGGTTTTCAAATTCAAAAACCGCAGATTGAATTTCCGCGTTTTTTAAATCAGACCAAAAAACTTTACCACCTGCCCGGCGAAAATCTGCCAGCATCGCATCTGCGCGCTTGGTTAGTTTGCCTTTTACCAAATGATAATTCTTAGCCATCTCCAATGGCGGTTTATTTTCAACCATACACTGTAAGGCAAAAACAATCCCAGCCTCTTTTGATTCGCAACCAAACATCCCGGAGCGGCAAATGGCGTTCCCAATTAATTCCAAACCTTCGGAATCATTGATTTTAGAATAAGCAGTTAATTGGCTCATCTTGTTCCTTTCTCATCAACAACGATAGAAACTTGTGGCGATTGCTTGTGTCTTGGGAAAACCTGCAAGCGGTAAACTTTAATTCCCCGCTTTTCCAAGTCCTCAAGAATGGCTTCAACCTTAATCTCGGCATCAGCTTTCATGTCTTTTATTGATTCATTCATTTTATCCTTTTTTGATTATTATTGTTAAACAGCAATGTGCTGTAATTGGCATCCAAACCTTTAGATTTGTAATGTAAATATTTATATAATAATCAATTGAACAATATTTTTGATGCAGTTTTGAACGCCACCAGCATCAAATTCCCAATCAATCAAATCATCTGGCAGTGGTTGTTCGCTGCTGTGGTCACCAGAATATGTAATGCCGTCCCGGATTAGCCGCACAATATCACCACCCACTTTGCGCACCCATTTCGCTTCATTGGCAAACCTGCAATCATCAATGACAACAATCAAATCTTCTGGGTTGGCTGCTTTATCAATCAGTTTCTGAATTTGTTGTTGCATTGCCCAAAGCCAAACATCTTCATTTGCCATTTGCCTGCCCCACTCAGTCCCAAGCGAACAAAGCAACTGCCGGGCAGATTTCCCCAATCCATCAATTGGTGTTTCTTTGGCAACATTCAGATTGTGCTGGTCAACGCCCATTGCTTCAAGCATTGCCCGAATTGGTGTTGCAAATGATACAATGATCACATCATCACTTAGTGCCGCCAAAGCATTTGCAATGGTTGATTTGCCAACAGTCTTTGCGCCATTCAGCGCAATCAATTTGATGCCTTGCATTTCCGTTTAAACTGGCTGGTAAAACCTAGTGGTCAAACCATGCGTCTTGTGGTATTCAAACGCGCTTGCGCCCTTCTGAGAGCCAACAAAGCCTGCTCCTGTATGCCACGCATCTGTGGCGCAAAGTGCTTCCAAATATTCAACCACCAAGCCTGATTGCTCATCAATGACAACTGGCGCAATGGTTTTTTTGTGATGGATGTGACCCATTTTTAAATGCCTGTATTTGGTTGCACCCCACTCTTTGGCGAACTCTGCCGCAATAATCATTGGCCATTTCTGCGCTGCGATCCTGTCGCCATGCGCCCACAAAAGCAAATTGTTGCCGAACACCATGTGCTTTCTTGGTGATGGTTCAGATTTGACTTTGATGTTTGGGCATTGGCTGTAATAGGCATCCAGAACCCGCGCAAGCCAGACTTCTGAATGCCATGAATGATTGCCTTCAAGCACCACAATTTCCACTTCATTGGCTATTGTGGCAGCAATTGCGACCACGTCCCGGCATGCTCTGATTAAGTATTCAACCACCCGATGATATCTTGTATCAACGTCCAGCACATGCCCACTGGCTTCTGTTTGGTTGCTTCGGTTGTCGCTGTGCATCATGTCACCGCCAAAGACCAAAACGCATTTGGCTGGCCGTCTTGCCCTTGCCGCTAATCCTTCAGCCGCCGCAACCATTCTGGCAGCAGCAATGTCACAATTATAATCTGCATCTTTGGTTTCTCGCTCGTCAGCATACATGCCCACATGCGCATCAAAAATGTCTAATTCAAACAACATTTCATTTGAATCAGTCTTGCGCGCTTTTCTTTTTGGCGCACTGCCCAGACCTTTGACTTGATCACAAAGACCATCAACAAAGTCTTGCATGCCCTGCGCTTCTGGGAAAAGCCTGCGCCATTCTTGGATGACGTTGCCAGCACCATCATATTGAACAGTTGTTTTGCCAACATTCAAATGTGATGGCGTTGGTGCTGCTGACTTCCAAGGCACTTGCCCTAGCCTTTCCAGCCTTTTTAATATACCCCGGATTGTTGATTCACATTTGCCAAGCTTCTTTGCTGCGCCGCGATAACTGCCAGCTTCAATGTAAGCATCAATTGCTTCAATCTGACCTTTGGTCAAAGCCATAAATTATTTGACCTGCGAGCTGCCAAAATAAAAACCAACAATGGCCAATGCCGTTTGTCTGATTTCTGGCAAGATCACAAAGCCCTGCACTGTATCCCATTTGAGTGATTTGAAGAATCCAAAAAATCCAGATGTTTCATGTTGCACACTGATGCCAATGCTTGTGAAAGCAAAAACGAATGGCGCAAGAACAATGGCAAAGATGACTGAAAAAGTAATAACTCGCCGCATGTAAACACCGCCACGCGCTGCGGCTTTGTCTGCTGATTCATCAGCAACAGTTTGCCGGGCAATCATGCGTTCAAATAATCTTGCTTGGCTTTCGGCCTGTGCCGCAATCATTTTCATCACAAAGCCACTCACACCGCCGCCAAGCATTGCTAAAAGTTCTGGAGTCATAATATTTGTTTTTTTAGGTTGATGCTATTTTTTAAAGATGTGCCACCAAGCAATTGCCAATGATGCAAGACCGCCGCACAAATAAGCAAATGTGCTGGCTAGTTCGTTTGTGCTTGGCATTGATGCCGCCATTTGAGCAACACCAAGTGTTCCCCAGATTTTAAAATGTTCAAAAAATTGGTTGTTCATTAAAATCGAATTTGGCAATGTTCTAAAGTTTCTGGTTGCCGGCAATTGATGATGCCATTGCCACTAGGTAGAAAAACTGTTGCGGAAATTAAAGTGTTGGATTCCATTTTGTGCGCATCGTAAATTGCTTGTGCTGCTTCTGCATCTGCTGCTTCTGCTGTTGAATATTGCGCCGCCTTCCAAGCATTAATTGCTGCAAGCCTTTCTTGCTCGTCAGCATTCTCATCGTGTATCAAATCCTTTAGCTCTTGGGGCATTGGACTTGGCTGCGATAGCATCCAGACTGATTCTTTTAAATGTAATATTTTGTTTTCCATATTATGGTAGGTTTATTTCATCAAAATCTTGATTTAAGCAGAGTCTTACTTTGCCAGTTCCTGTCGCTGAGAATCCAGAAGCACCAGTGCAACGCGAACGAATGACATTCCCGTAATTTTTACAAGTAGTAATGAGTGGGTCAATATGAGTTGCAAAAGACTTATTTTTAGCAGTGCAATTTTCAATCACTGCTCCTGCTTTAATTTCGGCTTGCGCACCAACATCAAAGCTGGAAGCAAAAGAATTAGACCCGGCTGTGCAATTTTTAGCAGTTCCAGCAAACACTGTTTTTGGTGCAACATTTCCCGAAGCAGGAGCAGATTCAACAAACCCAAATGACTTGTCCCCACCTGTGCAATTTTCATATGTTGCTTCCATTTCAACTGCAGCATCTGTTTTTGTATTGCGTCCAAAAAATGATTCGTTCCCACCTGTGCAATTTTTATATGTGCCTTGGATACCCAGCCCAGCAAAAAAATCAATATTGTTGGATGCACCTGCAAAAGCTCTAAATGCCCCAACGCAGTTTTCAGTAACTCCACCTGCAGTTTGTTGACCAAAAGATAAATCTCCCTTTGCTGTGCAGTTTTTAATTGTGCCGTAATTAAATGACCCAATCAAACCGCCAAATGCCCTAGAAGTAGTGCCTGTGCTGTGGCAATTATCGATAATCCCGTCATTCAATAAATATTTAATAAACAAGTCTCCAGAACAGTTTTTAATTATGCCAGCATTAGAATTGGAGGAAGCTGACCACCGATTTGTTGCATTTACATTATCAACAGTTCCATAATTGTCAGTAATGTCAACGAGAGCAGCATTTACATCTTTAATTGTTCCATAATTCTCCAACGTAGTAAAACTATAGCTAGAGATATTTGTAATTAATCCATGGTTCTCATAAACTTGAATACCATCAATTACAATACTGTTACGATCGCCAACACCAATAATTGAAACTGGGTAATTAATGTTACCATCAACGCTTAATCCAGAAGGATAATATCCAGACATGACAATCAAATCAGCACGATTAGTTGCACCACCAGCCGCCAATGCTGCCGCTTCATCATACTTGTCTTGTATGTTGTCGCCATCGTTGCAGATGATTACTGAAGTAGAGTTGCGCGGCACTTGTTGCAGCAACTCTTGCTTTAACTCATAAACAGACGCTTCATTATTTATGAAAACGCCAAGTGTTCCATTGTTTTGCCCCAAGCGTAGAGCATGGCCAATTTCAACTTCAATTGCTGGCTTAATTGGAGTTAATGCGCCCGGTGTTGTGTCACTAAGATAAACCAAGCCGCCTTCTGTAAATCCATTTAACAGCCGCAGGTCTAAGCCGCGAACCTTACCCACCAAAGTGATAAATCCTTTGCCACTGTTTGCTGAAATTGTTTGAGTTGCAACGCCGATTGTTCTGTGCGCTTCTTCAGCATTTGACGCAATTGCCAATTCAATGTTTGGAATATCACCTTGCGCGCCGACAATTTTGACAACTTGCCCATCAAGAATGTCAGCACCAGTTTTGTTTCTGCAATACATCACAGTTTCTTGACCAACTTGAATGACCACGCCACCAGAACCTGTAATAATATCAAATGTAAGTTCTTGATTGTTCCACTCCATCTTGGCTGCCACTTCATCAAGATTTGTTGACCATGCTTGCACATCTTCACCCACCACCAAACTCAAATCTTCACGCCAGTTTGCCGGGTTGAAGAAACCATTGGTTGTTGGATTCGCTGCAAAGGCATCCAAGTTGTCTGGCAATGTGTGCGCTGGAAAACTATTTGGTGCTGCCACTGATGGCAGAATGGAAATTGGCACTTGGCAAACAACATCTGTGCCAACTTTGACTTCAAAAAAGGCATCTGCGCCATCCGCAATCATTTCCTGCACTCTGGCAGTGTTGGCATCCAGTTGACCCGTCCAAGTGCTGCCAACGCTTGCCCATGTCTCGGAAAAGATTGCTGGCTGTTGGCTGATTTCAATGACTTGCTGCGCCCGGATTACTGGCGAACCAACAACACTGGTTGAAACTGCAACTGTTGATTCTGGTGCAAGGTCTAGGCTTTGCCCAGCCATATCAACGCGCGCACCAACATCATCAAAAATTACCCTGTAAGAACCATTTGCCAATTTCTCAACTGAAACCTTTGAGCCATAAGCACCAGAACCACCATTGAGAGCATTTAAAGCACCCGCCACGGCTTCGGCTGATGCGTTCCATGCCAATGCGCCTGTTGAATCAATGCCAGCGTTCAATTTGAATGTGCCAGATGTGGCAGCTTTGCCCTTGGCTGATATTGCAACCGCAACGTCAACTGCTGTGCCGCTCCGGGCATCGTATTGACCATTTGAATTGACCAGATGCAAAACAACGTCTGCAACTTCACCTTCAATGATTTGAGGCAGCCGCACAACCTGTGTTGGCCGATTTAGATTCGCAACCGCATTGGCCGTCAAATCCTTCAGTTGTGTGTTGATATAAATGTTGTTAGCCATGCTTATTTATTAGGTTAAATTTAGAATTTTGCAAGATTCAGATTTTGCCCCAGCCATCTGGTGAATCAATCTCACTCACAATTGAATAATCAATTGCGTTGCCCGTCCCGTCCCCGTCCTTATTTGGCACAATCATCCTTCGGTTTTCTGTCCCGTCTGAAAACTTAGATTGCAAAATAACATCCCCAGCATCCCAAGCACTCCCATCTTGATTTAATGATATGTCAATTTCAGCGTTTTTGCTTGAAGGGTCAACCGCAGCATTTTCTTCTCTGATTTCCCGGTTCAACTCAAGTGAGACATTTCTGGAACTTTGAATTGAACCATTCATTTCTTCAATTGAATCCCTTAAAATAATATCAAAATTGGCGTTGTTTGCTTCCGCAGTAATAAACAAAGAATCCAATTTTGGGTATTTAATTAGCCCTTTAATTTTTTCACGAACAAACCCGGCATCCAAAAGCATTTTTGCCATTATTACTCGGTTTGATTTGCCGCGATTGCTTATCATAAAGCCTCAACTGTTATGTTTACGCTTTCCCAAATATTCCCCATCCATCTGGAAATTTTAGTTGATTCTGCATTAATAAATTCTCCATTATTTAATGAATCTAAATATTCAAGTGTGGTTGGGCTTGTTGTGGTTGATAAACTATCAGTTGGAGTCCCTGTTGAAGTAACAACTGAAAACTGAGAGCCAATTGGAATGCCAATCAAATCATTTGATAAAATGTAATTTATGTTTTTCCTAGAATTTGCATTTTGAGTAAAAGGATTTCTAGTTGGCAATGAATAAATCATTGTAACAGTTGATGCTGGATAAGATGGCGGGAATCTAAACCCTGCATAATTAGAACCCAAAACACTTTCAATAGTGATTTGGTCATTAGATATATTTGTAACATATCCATTTGTA